GTCCTAGACATGATGAAAGGTTGGGAAATAATGAAGGCTGTTACAGAAGGAACAGAATATCTTAGAGAAAACTCTGAAGCTTTTTTGCCATTGGAACCAAGAGAAGATTATACAGCTTACATGGCAAGAGTAAATCGTGCTGTATTTTCTCCTTTTACACAAAGATTAATAAGAGCAGCTACAGGTCTTGTATTAAGAAAACCAATAAGTCTAATAGGTGATCCTTATTGGACAGACACATTCAAGATGGACGTTGATGGCTGTGGTTCGGACTTAGATGAATATGCAAGAAGAATACTTATGTGTTCACTTACATATGGTCAAAGTCATATTCTTGTAGATTATCCTTCCCCATCAAATGCTGTGAGTCTTGCAGAAGAACGTCAGCAAAATCGTAGACCATATTGGATTGAAGTTGATCCAAATAATTTATATGGTTGGAGATTAGATAGAGAATCTAATTATGGAAACTTGATACAGGTGAGACTTGCAGAGAAAGCTGTATTACCCGATGGAGATTTTGGAGAAAAAGTATTTGACCAAATAAGAGTAATTGAACCAGGTAATTATAGAGTATTTCGTAAAACAGATCAGATTGATGAGATGTACGATGTTAATGATAATTCTTACGCTGGTGAATTTGATGCTCAGACTACAGGTGATGAATATCAAGAAGTAGAATCTGGTGAATTTTCTCTTGGTGAAATACCATTAGTAACTATTTATTCTGGTAAAACAGAAAACTTAGTAAGTAAACCACCTTTGCTTGATATTGCGTATCTAAACCTTGCACATTTTCAAAGGCAAGCTGATTTAATTCATAGTTTACACGTTGCATCTCAACCAATGCTTGTAATGGAAGGATATGATGATCAGACTAAAGATTTAGCTATTTCTGTAAACTATGCGATGGCAACTCAGCCAGGCAACAAAGTTTATTATGTAGAGCCCGCTTCAAGTGCTTTTGATGCTCAATCATCAGAAATAAAAGAACTTCAAATGCAAATGGCAACATTAGGAATTAGTACATTATCACAACAGAAGTTTGTAGCTGAATCTGCTGATGCAAGAAGATTAGATAGAGTAGATACTAATTCTATGCTCGCTATGGTTTCTATGGAATTAGAACAAAAACTTCAAAAATGTTTTAATTTATCTGCTAATTATGTAGGTATTGAACCACCAGAAGTAAAGATTAGCAGAGATTTTGATATTGAAAGATTAATTGGACAAGATATTGCAGCATTAACATCATTATTTGATCAACAAGTAATTGATAGAGAAGAATTTAGAGACATTTTGGTTCAAGGTGAAGTTTTACCAACAGCGAATGAGGTCAAATCCGAATAATACGCTAAAATAATATACAAGTACACAAAATTATCATGGGCAAAACTTTACAAAGAGTCGAGCAATCTGATGGCTCTTTTAAATGGGAGATGGTTGAATTTCAACCAGAACTCACTGAAACAAAAGTTGTAAAGAAAACAACTAAGAAAAAAACTACAACAACTGAAAAATAATTATGATTGAAGAAAAAGTAATTCAGTCTGAGTCTGTGACTCCTACTGAACAGCCTGTGGCTGAAACTGCTTCACAACCAACACAGCCAACTGCACCAAATCTTGATTCTCTAAAAGCAGATTATGAAGCACAAGTAGCTGCTTTACGGAAACAGGTTGCAGATGGAGAAGAAAAATTTAAAGGCATCAAAGGAAAACTTGATGAAGTTTATAAACAAAAAGATCAACAACGTAAACAAGAGTTAGAAGATCAAGGACAATGGAAAACTCTTTGGGAGGAAGCAAATAAAACTGCACAAGAAAAGGATCAGCAGATTAATTCTTTATCACAACAGTTGGAAGATTTAAAAAGTTCTAACGAATTAGCTTCTACAAAACAGACAGCATTAGCAGCTATAAGCAACCTTGGTGCGATAAATGCGGAACAGACTTTATCTTTATTGCAAAGTAACTTACAAAGAAATGCCGAAGGTAAAGTTGTTATTTTAAATGGTGGAGTCGAACAGGATTTAGACTCTTATCTTACAAGTCTCAAGAATCCTGGTAGTGGTTGGGAACATCATTTCAAACCAAGTTCAGCAGCAGGAATGGGTGCAAAACCAACTCCTACATCAAATGTGGGTGGAGGACAGGTAAATCCTTGGAAAACGGGCAATATAACTCAACAAATGCTAATATCAGAACAGAACCCTCAGCTTGCTGCGGTGCTCAAGCAAGAGGCTCAAAAAAGTAGTTAGTTTCCGTGAGACTAATGCCTTAGTCTGTGACTAGGGGATCGCAAAAACTTAAAAATGGTAAATCTGAATGGCTGCTCCGTTTCAGAATTACTCTGGCGGTGTCCTATTAGCGGACATTGTTAAGAGAAATAACTTTGCTGCATACGTTTCCGAGGCAATCAAAGAGCGTAGTGCATTTATTAGGTCTGGTGCTGTTGTACGCAACCCACTACTTGATTCAAGAGAAGGTGGAACAAGAATACAAGTTCCAGAATTTAACCCTGTCTCTCCAACTGAAGAAATCATTGATGGTACTGCAACATGGGGTACTAGCAATGGTGGTTATTTAACACCACAGAAGATTGGTACAGGAACACAGATCGCAAGCATCTGTCATAGAGGTTTTGCGTATGCTGTTGATGATGTAGCTGTATTGGCTGCTGGTGAAGATCCAATGGGTC